GCCTTAACTGTGTTTAATAAAATTTCTAGTGTTTCCTGCTTCAGGAAGATTTCTGATAAATTTGCCATTTGTTTTGTTGTTTTTGGTTAGTATTGTAATATTAAGTTATTCATTTAATTGATTCAAGAAAATTTTGATATTTTTCATAGAAGTCAGCAAAGTTTTTTACTATCCAGTACTGACCTCCAGACTTTTCTATTGCCTCTTGGTATACTTTCTGATGCTCTGACTGCCTGTCTCTGCCTATTTTTACCTCTATCTTTACCGACCTTCCAAGGATTGTAGCTGAAATATCCGCTGATCCTTTTGTTGCCGTAGACTTGCCCCAGGTCATAGAGCCGATGGTCTTGGTTCTGCCAATTACATCTGTTACTTGCTTTCGGTTGTCGATTGGTCTACCCATAGTATTGATTCGCTCTGCTTGATATCCATTAAGCTCTAGGAACTCCTTGACGCACTTGGTTAATCCATTTGCTGTCTTATCCTCGTATTTAGGTGCTGAAATAGCATACTTAGGCACGTTTGGATAGGATTCCAACATAGATTCCTGCTTTAGTTGTTTAAGAATGTCAAGTGGTTTCATATTAAAATAGGGGGGGGGTGGGTATTTAAAATGGTAGATCAAAACCCTCTAAATGCAATATAGGATTCTTATAGTATGTACCAAACCTGCAAAGATAACCAAATGCAAGTATCCTATTTTCTTCTCTCATCTTTAGCCAAATACCTTGAGTGTAGGTCTTATCGTACTCTCCTGGCATTGCTTCCATAAACTTATCCCAAAATATATCAAAGGGGATTTCTGATACTTCGTCTAGTGCTTCAATCATTGTTCTAGTTTTTTAAATGTGATAGGATATTGACATAAATAAGGCATTACAGATTCTAGTTTAGCAAATTTTATGTATGCACTATTGACATCAAGAGCCTTAATCTGATGTATAAGAATCTTTGGCTCTCCTTTTACCAGGTCAAATGAATATCTTACAATCTCAAATGACCCTAACTCTTTTCCATTAATTATCATTTCTTTAAGTGTTTATAAATCGTAGTTCTACTAACATTCAATAACTCTGCTAACTCAGAGCGGTTAAAATCAGGTATCGTTTTATGAATCATTTCAATTTTCTTTTCTATAGATTCATTTTTCATTGATCGAATAATTTCACTAAGCTCGTTGGATTCCAAGCTGCTAATCTTAATTTTCTTAGACATAGCAATGAAATAGTTGCTCAATTTCTCTGCTTTCAGCAATGATTCCTTAGTTACAAAATCAATGTTATTTCCTGTCTCAAATGCCCACAACGTATTGATTAACAAAGCAAATCTAGGCACATAGGCTTTCTGCTTACTCAACATAGACTTTACATATTCCGATATATCATCGGAGTTTTGTAGATCAGTAATGCTATTAAAAACACGTTCCCACTCAGCATCTGCTTCACTATCAAATCGAATGATTCGGCTTTCAATTTCTCCAAACTTATTGTACTGCAAAATTTGATTCCTAACTAAGTTATAGAATTGACTAATATAAGCCTCGTACCAATCCAAGATTTCTTGGTCAATAGAGTTTTTATTATAATGTTCAATCTCCTTATCAGGATAACATACAAGCAATCGGTCTAGGAATCCATTGTCTTTGTTTTCCATTGTGGAAATCTGCGAGAATATTCCAGGTTGTATACCACCTAGTACAGGAATCAAAGGACTCGCTACAAAACTACTTTTTGCACTCTTTCTAGTTAAAATTGCTGATTGATTCGACCAACAGGACAGCCAAAACTCTAAATCAGAACCTGGCTTATACTTATTCATATCCTTGATCCATCCATTCAGCTCATCCTTAAAAACTCCAATACCTATTTGATTTTCCTCGTGCAAATCGGCTAGAGCTTCTACCGTGATGTCATTTACTATCAACTGCTTTCTTACAGGTTCTTTAATTTCCTCTACATCTTTTTTCTCTTTAGCCGTCAATCGCTCGTATTCTTTGTACTTCTTGTACTCGTTCTGAAAATGCTTAATCTCAAAGCTATTTTTCTTAGCAATCGGAAAAATTATAGCATTTATACTAGGTGTTTTACCTAATCCTGCTTTTCCTATCAATCCAATCCAAATATTGCAGGATTCCCTCCAACCTGTTTTTACCTCTACCTTACAAGCATTTCCAATAGACAATGAAAGTAACCAAAGCAAAGAACAGCCCATATAATCTATAGAATGATTCAATGTTTTTTGGTTTAACAGAATGTAACTCTGAATAGACTCAGGAAAAATATCAATCGGAAATATTAAATCCTCCTTGGGAATTTCAATTTTCTCTATTTCTACATTTTTTATTTTCCTCTCCCCATAGCCTTCCTTGTACAGCTCTTTTGCGGCCATTGAGAAGTCTCCATTGAAATACTTGTAGGCATATACACTAAATGGATTTAAAGGCTTCTCATGGGGATAAATCGTGGCCGTAGTAAATAAATAACATAATCCTGTATCCTTGTAGATAAATCCGTGCAAAGCATCCTTAGAGTTAGTCTTTCTTATTACTATTCGATCGGTCAAATGCTTGACTACTGTGAACTCATCTGAAATTAAATCTAGTACTCTATTTCGCTGGTTATAATCTTCCCAAGGCGTTAATCCGCTATAGTCTGTATTTTCTACCTTGGTTTCCTCCTTAGATTCATCGTAATGAAAATATCGGCAAAGGTTAAACAGAATGTCTCTTTCTTCTTCTGTGATCTCCTGGATTTGCTCATAAGACATTTCAGACACCTGATTGTCATATATATAAATATATCCACCAGTCCCCCTAGTTTCAATCAAGGCTTGAGAATGTCCCTTAAGTGTTGCTAGCTTTCTATTTCCCTCTACCTTTGAGCATCTATATATAATATGATAACCTGAATTTATAGTTTTATATATAACAAACTTTCTATTAAAGTCATCAATATGATCAGAAATAAATGATACGAACTCAGACCAAAACTTCTTTCCTTCTTGTATAGTTGGAAATACCTTTAAGTCTACATCTATACATTCTACATTATAAAAACCTGTTATAATACCATACCCTTTGGTCTTGTATTCTAGCTTCTCTAATTCTGACTTATCTATCTTTTTTGTCTGGTATTCCTTCCATAAAATCAGAGGTTTTTTACCCTCAGATATGGGCATTACGCTGAAGCCTGAGTTCAGTAAGTTAATTGCTCTTCCTAGTGTTACGTTCATTTTTGTGTTTTACAAAGGTTTGAAAAAAAAGGGGGGGGTAGGGTCATTTTTGGCGAAAAAGTGTACACAAGTTTACACTTAGTTTACACCTAGTGTAAACCCCCTAAAACCGCTTATACTTTTAAATTAGGCCGATTTTAGGCTGTTTTTTGCCCTAGGTTTACAAGTTTACACTTTTTTTTTAAATATATTTTTTTTGACTAGGTGAAAATTTATTTTTTTTCATTTTTGCCAAAAAGTGTTCAAAGTGTTCACTTATTGCGATTGGAGCCTTTGGAGGCCGATTTTGGTTTACACTTAGGTGTACACTTAGTGTAAACTAGTGTACACCCTGATTCTTCGATTTTCTGACCCAATGAGAGACTTTTCCATAGTCAAGATCAAGCTCCTTAGCAATGTCGCAAGTCCTTATATTTTGCTCTACCATACGTTCTATTTGTCTAACTGTTTTTATAGAAATTGCTTCTGTTCTCCTATAATTTGTAAGCTTTAGAATTTCACAAACATTATGGTATTTTACACCAGTCATATTCATTATTTCTTTATACGTTAGACCTTTTTTATATAATTCAATAACCTGATCTGATTGATCTAAATGAGAGCAAGTGTATTTGCTTCTTTCGTTAGTCAAAAGATATTCCTTGTATATATAATTATTTACTAGATGTTTACTAATTTTTAATATACTAGCAATATTTTTATTTATTACTTTTAATCTATATAATCTAGCTATTTCGTCTTTCTGCTCTTGTGTTAATGAGGCCATATAATCATTCCATTTAAAAATTCTCTACATTCCATTATTCTAGCTTTCGCCAATTCGATCACCTGCGGATCGTAATCGATATCAAATTCCTTGATTCTGTACTTGTTTTCCACGTGCGAATAGCTTACTGGCTCCTCGTAAGTCAAGAAATCAGGAGTGTCTTGAAGCGTGTAAACCAATTTGGCCTTTTTTAAGCCAGTCAGATGCATATAAACCTGGAGTTGATAGAAGTATCCATTGTCAGGCTGATCGTCAAACAGAGGGAATGTAAAGCAGTCCCACGAGGTTTTAAAGTCGTAGACTATTCCATCGTGGAAGCAATCGGGAGTTCCTGTGAAGAAATCGTCCTCGAAATGGTCTAGATTTTTAATCATAAAATCCTTTTCCATAGCTACCGAGTAAAACTCGATAGCCTGATCTTCCAAAGCCAATCCCTTTTGGAT